TATAATTTGTCAAATTAGCATATTATACATCCCATCAATAAATTTTAAGTTTGTATATTTATTTAATTAAATTTTATTCAATTCACCCAGAATTGATTCGATTTATTCGATATTTATATAATCGGAAACCGTTAATAATATTAATATTAATTACAGCATTATATGCTCATTTCAACTATGTAATTTATTCTTGTTGATCCAGTTTTAGGATCAATTACAAGTTTTAGCTCTCATTTGGTAATTAATAATACGCATCTTTTTGTGTATAATTTATATTATTTTCTAAGCACACCTTTTTGGTGTGTGGCTTAGGGCCTGATTATATATTTATTTTTGTACCAAATTTAGAATTTTCTTAAATAACATTCTGGACGCTTTGGTCCGCTACTTTATGTAGGATTGTTTAAGATTTTCTTAAAAATTTATATGTAGCTTATCTTTTATAAGATAACATAATTTTGATGGTAATAATTTACCAAACCCCAATATATAATAAATAAAATGACTAATAATTACGCTATTTATTCATGGACCATTTTTGACCTTAGAAATTATATTTCTACCATTTTTGAATCCCATTTTGAATTATATAAGATTGATTCCCTTAAGGAATTTTTTGAACAATATATATTTTTTCTTATCTTAGCATTTTTGATAACAGTGTTTTTTAATACACTGGTGCTACGATTATTTGAACATTATAACATTATAAAAATTGAGATTAAGCGCCTCAATTTTTTGTATAATAGCTTACATGGTATGATTTTATATCTATCATTCATTTACACTTTTTTATTAAGTATTTTACAGCGTTTAAACAACTTTTACTTATTTTTAATAGATATTTGTAAATTATCATATAAATTGTCATCTTGGATACCTATTAAATTTTATTTTTATTTAATGATTCCATTATTTACATATTTAATTAACATTTATTTATTTGTATCTATAGGACTTATTTATAGTTATTACTCATATACAAGTTATCTTAAATTTTTAGGTATAGGTTGGGATATATCTACCTTTTATTCATTTTTACCTATAATTGAAGATTATTTATTAGCTTATAATATTTTAAGGGAAAAAACTACAACTTCCCAGAAACTTACAGTGTTATTGATGACATTAAAAAAGACCTGGAAATGTGATAGTCTTATTGTTTCTGCTTTATCTAAATTAGATAATTCAGATTTATCTTTACATTCTCTTACATCCATATTTACTAATAACCCCATAGCCAAGGGCATAGATACTGATAATTTGGTTTTGCAATCTGCATTATTAGATGATCTTGGTCATTCTTTGGATTCTTGGGATCAAATTAGAGTTTCTCCTTCTTATACTCATATTAAAAAGCTATATATTTTGTTATTGGCCTCTAATATGTTCTCATTTGCAGGTTTAGATTTTGATAAACGAGGATATACAGCTATGGAGGCTGCTTTATGTAAGCGTGATCTTGAATTTGGTAGTGATGGAGTTATTTTACACTTTCTGAAAAGTGTTCATTATATAGCTACAACAGGCTTTAGTATTTATGAAGGTAAATCTATAACATGTTTATTTAGCT